GGTTTTGTAGAATGATAGTATTGAGATAAATCTGTACGCATTTGATGAACACGCGGCATTAAGTACTCTGAATGCTGTGTAAAATAAGGCTCTGTTTGTGAATAGCTCATGTTAATTGCCTGCTCAATTCCCTGTGCAGTCTCTTGTGCGTTTACAGCACCCATACGTTGAGCTGACAATCCAATTGCCTCAAAACATTGATTCTTAAAGTAGTTAGATAACTGAATGCGTGACATCAAACGATTTGTTTGTTCAAGATTCAATACCTGATAATGCTGGAAGTTTAAAGCATTTTCTGTGTTTGTAATAGAAGTATCCAATGGTAACATCTGGAAATTCTTCATTGCAACGTATGCCTTAGAGAAATTGTCTTTACCCCAATCTTCACCCATTGAGTGACGAGGTAATGCGTTCTGGTCTAGCATGATAACTGTTCCTAATTCATCTACAAGGATGTCAGCTATCTGGTTGTTAACCAAGTTGTAACCTACTTGATAAGGTTTCATTTTGTCTACAAGAGACATTGACTTTGTGTTTCTATCTGAGAATACAGCTCCTTCTACAGGAAGCTTGCAACCATATAGAGTAAAGTCTCCTTTAAATTGAAAGCGTAATGGTTTTACATTCAAATACATTGGAGCGAATCCAAAGATGTCATGATTACCATAATAAGCTGGTCTATTTGGACCAATCTTGACACCACCCCAAGTTTCATTAATCCAGATCCAATCAATGTGTTCTCCAAACACAAGGGTCTCTCTATTTTTATTTTTGATAACAGTTGTGTCATAAATAGGTTTATCAGTTACTTTATAAGTTTCATCAACAATCATGTCAACCAGTATTCCTGATTGATCAATTTTAGACAAGTGTCCTACCATGCGTTGTGATTTCCAATACACAGTTGTAGAACGCAACATTCCCATGTCTGTAAAATCTTGTAAATCTTCAGACTCATTAAGAATTTGGAAGATTACATCATCCCCAGTATTCATGTGCATTTCTGTAGCACTTAAAAACTGACGCATTCCTAAAGAAGGGCCGTTTGTATTCCAATCATAAGATCTGGTTCCATCATAAAATGAACCATCATTCTGCATACCACCAATGTTGTAACCTGCAGATTTAACTGGATAAATGGCCTCTAGACTGCTTAATTGTTCTTCAGTCATCAGATATCCATACTTGTCAATAACATCAGCCACAGTAAGCAAATCTACTCTACCAACCCAATTAGATTGAGAGATATATCTTGCTTCAGGAGATTTGTGATAGAATGTAAGCAATGGATTCCATAACTCAACTTCATAATCATCCTCATTCATTTTGAAATGCCAGAATTCACGATCTGTGATAAGCATGTCTCTAAAAGCCATATTCTCTAACTCTTTCATAGAGAATCTTTCCTCATCAACATTATGCTGGTGAGTAGCCCATTCTTCAACAAGAGAACGATAATTTTTCTTAAAGAACTCCTCAATTTCAGGTAAAGTCTTCAAGGTTTCAGGAGCCATCATTTGTTGAGCCTGAGCTGCTTGTTCCTCATCTTCTAAGTTAAGACCCATTTTCTCAATTGTTTCCTGCATCTTTTTTTCTGCATTGGCAACAAGAACATCTTCAACCATTGCGCGTTTAGCCTCAATCATTTCATTATATGAAAGATCATCCACAGCTCTATAGGTTATCTTATCATTTCTCTTTGCAAACTCGCCTGTGAGAACATTGATAACATTAGGAATAATGGGAAAGAATTTAAGTTCAAATGCACTTTGGTCCTCTTTTGTAAGGACGTCAATCAGTTCTGCAACCTCATTGTCTTCTTCAACAATGTAGTCAGTTTTATCAATAATGCCATTTGCAAGCTTGTAGTTTTTTAACAACCTTCTTGCATTTCTGCGTATTTGCTTAAGACCTTGCATCTCAAACCAATCTAGGTTCCAAGCTCCCCAAGCTTCATCTTTATCTTTTCTGCGCAAAAATTGAATTGGCTGAGTTAGAGTACCCATTTTGTTGTTCTCTACCTTAGCCCCATTTTTTATTTGCATTGCATTTACTACTGTTGGCATAATCTTGCTTATTTACTTTTTAGTATTATCTCATGTTTTTGAAAGGACTTCTTGGCTTTCTCAACGCTGAAGATGAAGAGTTTTGATTTCCAAAATGGCGGAAAGGACTCACTCTTAATTTAGCATTTTTATTTGATTTATCCAAATTACCTTCTTCGCGTTCAACGCGTTTTGAATATCCTCTGTTGGATTCTTGAACTTTTGCAAATGCTACTAAAGCACAAAATGCTACAAGTCTATCCACGTTGAGTCCTTCTTTGTATGCTGCCATTTCTTTTAGCAGCATAATATCAGGTATTCTCTCAATACCATGGCTGGTTTTTACAATGGTTCCATCTGCCATTGTTTCTGTATCTAGCTCTTCCTCAAGGAATTGTATTGCGTATGATATCAAATTTGTTTTAAAAAGTGTACCAACGTTTCTCCATCCATATTCCTGGTAGACATTTGTATTGCTAGACAGTTCTTTGAGAAATAAGATCTGGTTTTTGGGAACCAAATACTTTTGTTTTCTTCTGGAAATCATATACTGTATAAACAAACTAATGTTGTTTTCCACAATAGTCCAAGCATTATACAATTCAATGATCATTTCCAGACGTTCATGTGTTTTGTTTAAGTCATCAAAACGTCCACACCAAGATGCCACAATCTTATCTCTTTCAATGTGCTGTTCAACAGTTCCATCAGATTTATGTTTTGTGACTTCTTGTGCTGTTTTATAGACAAAAATAGAACATAATGAATCTGATGTTGTAGTTTTTCCTTCTGACACAGGGTCAATAGACGCATAATACATCCCAAACTGTGGATCTTTTACAGGTCTTTCATACAACACAACAACTCCTTCTTTATCTACTGTCTTTGGAGAAATTGGAAACTCACTAATAGGAAGTTTTCTTGATTCGCGAATTGCGATTTTACCATCCTCTTTTCTTTCTAGTTCTACAAATTCTCTAAAGTATTCTTGATCTTCAATTCTTCTTATCTGTTTTGTAACAAGATGTAATGGAAACTTAGATACTTTTCTGTATGCAAATGCCTCCTCTATGTTAATAGGTTTCTGAGAAATACGTAACTGATAGTCTTCAGGTTTCAAGTTTCTTTTCCATTCTTCTCTTTCTGCAAGAATCATTTCTAAAGCCTTCTCTACCTGTGAGTTACCATATTGATCAATACATGGAATCATTGACCATTGCTCAGGAATAAATAAACCACACTCACCTATCTCACCCTCAGCGTTTATCAAGTTGGTAGTTACAGCAAGGACGTCTTTAGATATTGGATTCATGATCATCTCTTTCAAAGGTTCACATTGTTCCAAATCACCCACAGATCCAGCAGCAACAAACATACCTGTATAAGTCATACCTGATTTCATTGCTGGTAGCAAGTACTCTATTGTTTCATTCATTTTTGGGGCAATTCCAGCCTCCTCATGAAAGAATAACGTACAAGGTCCACCTACACCATTGGTAGGATCTTTTTCAAGCGCTAAACCAAAGATTACAGACTTCAAACCTACATCACGTTTCTTACCTCCTTGGTTGACTTCAATCTTTTGTTCCCAGTTTAAAACCTTATCAGGATTACAAGGACGATACCAAGCAGTATGTGTATTTAAGAAGTTGCGATATTCTTCTAGAAAACGCCATGTTCCTTTCTCATTTATATAGTCTTTTAATGATCCTGCCATTTTGTTAATGGCTCCTTCTTCAAAATAGAAAAGGTTTATCATCTTTCCTGCATGAAAGTATGATGATGCTATCTGACGTTTCTTAAGAATTGCTGCATGTTTAGAAGAATGCTTTGCAATCTCTTCATACAATGCCATGTGATATTGGGCATCCCTTACATCAGGGAATGTAAACTTGGCAACTTCTTTGTTATAGATTGGTAAGAAGTTAATCCACATGTAGTAATCTCTAGTAAGGAACCAAGTTTTTTGGCCATTCTTGTAGATTGCTCCATTTCTGCATTTTAACTTTTGGTCATCCCAATATGTTACGTAATCCTTTGATCTTGAGGGAGCTGTACAAAAAACCTTGTATTTGTTAAATGCTCTTGCTTCTTTGTTGAATAACAATGATGTTTCATCAAAATCATAAAGTCCTGGTTCTTTAAAAACTGACTTCAAAAACTGAACATAGTCCTCTCTTGTGGCAAACTCAGTTTTACCCCATTCTTTTGTTACAGCGTCATATGTTGGTATTGTTAAATACATGCTTATTCTTTAGGGTCATCAACCATTACTGTTACAGTTCTGGCATCACTATAATTCCAAATCACTAAGTTGACTACATAAGTGTCTTCTCCAAGAACAATCCATTCTCCTTTTCTGGGGACGTTGCTCAGAACTCTTGTTATAATAAACCCATCTGATACGTGAACAACATTTACAATATTACTGTCCACTTTTCTTTTCTCTAATTCTTCGTACAAGCTCATTTACTTTTGATTTATCACCACCAGTTCTTTTGATGATTTCTTGAATTGTATATATATCTTTTGCTTTAAGTATTGCATAAACAGGTGTTTTACCATTCCAGTATGCAAAGTAATCTTCTCTATGAAAACCATTCCATGATTTAGCATAAGAGTTGTAATGAAACATCCAGTTATATAATTCAGCTTCTTCCATTTTTTGTCTTTTAAGTCTGGTCATACGCAAGATGTTGGCCTCCTCTAACTTGACTCTTCTGCTCTTCCATAAGATCTTTGTACGCCCCTTTGAACGATATACGTATCTGTTCAAACTTTGACGCAGCATTAACCAGAGAATTAATATTGCCATCCCTACCGTGCTCAATTGCAGTCGTTTCCATGTACCTGCCCAAGCGGTCAAGCATCGCTTTGATACCCATAAAAGCCCTGTATGTAGGGGTTTCATAAAGTTTTTTACATAACTCAAGAGCTGCGATAATTGCATCATCCTCAGTAGAAAAGTCAACATTAAGTTGCGAAATAATAAGTTCTTCTTTTTCATTTTCTGGTGTGTCAAAAAATGGATTCATATCAGGATTAGGACATGTCATGTAAAACAAATATGCATACACGTTCATGTAGTTTTCAGGATATTCTTCCATTATTCTTTTTAAAAAATTCAGAGTGTAACAATGTTCTGTTGGAACAATCACTCCAGCTTGTAAGTCAAAAATCTTTACCATTAGTTCTTCTTTTTAAAAAATTTGCTAGGATTTTCCTTGTAGTACATCATAATTGAGAGGACTTCATCCTTTAGATAAGGCAAATCATATGGTATAATTTCTTTGATTATAGGTTCTCCATCAGCATTAAGCTTTGAAACTGGATAACCAAATTCATCTTTCTCTTCCTCTTCTTCAAATATAATGTGATGAATTGTAAGCTTTCCTGGTTTTAATGTAGGATTGTGCTTAAGAATCATGTACATGTAAATAGAAAGCTGAAGGGTATAATGGTTCAAATTACAATCATCCAAATGAGAAATAGGAGGATTCATTTTTTGTGACATGCCCTCCCAGTTTTTAAATGATTCAGTTTTAATCTCTTTGTTTGTCTTGTAATCTGTAATGTGTACAAAACCATCAGCTACTTCTACTAAATCACTCTGACCACAAATTCCAGCTGATCTTAAATACACCATGTGCTCAGGATAAATACCATCCATAAGCTTTTGTGAAGGCGCCACTTTCAAACCATTCTCATCTTGCATTGGTTTAATGACAGGCAACGTTTTATCATAGCGAACAATTGTATCACAGTTGGTAATATCTTGCTCTCTTTGATCATGATACCAGTTACCTAGTGTACATGCTCTATCTGATTCTTTTTTCCAAACTTCTTGGATTTGTTCAACAGTCATACCAAACCATTTGCTCTTTTTGTTTGTTGCAGATTTCTTTGCAATATTGTTAGAATCAAATGGTTGCTTAAGACCACTAATCAATGTTGTCACACTAATCCACTTTGTTGTATCATTAGGATCAACAGAAGTATAACTGTGTGACTTTGGCTCAAATACTAAACTCATACTTTTTATTTTTGATTTATACTAGCCTTAATAAGATCTTCTTCCTGCGGTGTTGTCACTGCTTTCCAAAATCCTTTAGGGCAATCTGATGATAAAGATCTAGTCTTTAACTTCAGAGAACATCCACACTCTGCACAACAAGGCTGTGTGCCAATTACTGCACATTTTTCACCCTTTAAATCAATAAAAGGGCATTTGATGCATATTTCATTTCTGTAGTATGCGATCTCTTCTACGTGTTCTTTTTTGAATATGTTATTTCTAACTCCTTCAAAAATTTTACCACGTTCTTTCCAAATTTTAATTGCGTTATTCAACATTGTCTAGATAT